GTCCGTAACCTGTGTCATAATAGCGTAGTAGCGGAGTTCCGCTTTTTCTGCCTGTGTCATAGCAGAGACCTTTTTCTCGATACCGAGTGTGTATGCCTCCTGCTGTAAACGGGCAACAGACAGGTCATAACCAAGCCTACGGAGAGGCTCAAGTTCTCCCGAGATACCCGACTGTAATTTTGTCATAGCGTCCTCAAAGGAGATATTGTAGAATGAGGAAATATCGTAACCCAACTGTGTGAGGTTTCTCGACATTGTATAGGCTCTGTCCTCAACCACGCCAAAACCTTTGATGATCGTATTGAAAATACCCTCGTTACGCATGAACTCGGCGGGGTCAAGTCCAAGGACTTCACTTACCTTTTCTGCGTACTTGCTTGCCTCCTCTGCATATTTACCCATTGAAACCGTAAAGAGGTTCATATCCTCAATGTACTTGTTCGCTTGGTTAATCATGCTTGCGATCACACGTCCTGCGGCGCGTACCATATTGATAGCAATAGCAAGTTTAGCCGCCAAGTTCACATAACTCTTGGAGGCTTTTTCATTACTCTTTGAGAGGTTATTTGTCGTCTTGATAAGTCTCTGAATACGGTTCGGGAAAGCCGCGAACCCTGCCGCGATCTTACCCATGTTGTCGGCAAGAGGACGCATAGCGTCTGATAACTGCTGTATCTGCGCGGTGAGACTCTTAATATCTATGTTTTTAAGACCCTGTAATGCCTGTGGGAGTCTTGTTAATTGCGAAATGAATGAGTTGAGATTAGATTTACCGATAGTAGATAAAGGCTGTAATGCCGTAACCAACTCGGAAACCTTACCAAAATCAACACCGTTCAAAGACTGTACGGCGTTGCCAATATTCTGTATCTGCGGAGCAATAGAGGACGAGAGTTTTATGTTGCTCGCACCCTGTAATTTCTGTAGGGCATAACCAAAATCAGAGAGTTTCCCTGCATTTGCCCTGCTCACAGCAGATAAGGCGGTGTTGAGTTTAGATAACTGATTTGTTACCGACGTTAAACCCAACCCGCCCTTGGTTGCTGACTTCAATTTCTCAAGAGAGGCGGAAAGTGCGTCGATACCACTTGCGGCGGTTTGGGAACTCGCCTCAACCTCAATTTTAAGTTGGTCGATTGTCATATCGCTCATGTATTCTCACTTCCTCTCTCGAATTGCTTATTATGTTTTGCTATGAAACCCGCCATACGCGTGAGTCCCTTTTCATAAACCTTACGTTCTTTTTCCTCCCGCTTACGACGTTCTTGTTCCTCCGTAATGGATAACGGCTGTTCAAGGTACGGAACAGGTTTTGTCCCGCGTTTCGCAAAAGCGTGTAGTATAGGAGATACCCTTGTGAGTGCCTCATAGAAATAAGCACCTTGTAACCATAGTTGCGTGTTCATTTTGTCACGCCGTATCTCCTCGGCTTTGCGGTAAAATACCACCAACGTACTGTCCTCGTCCCAATACTGCTCGTAGGTCATTCCTATCGACAAATAGTAAGGAAACAACTCCTCGAACTTCTCGTGATAAGAATTGAGGGGAGCAGGAGCAGAACCCCTACTCCCCTCGTAGGAGGACAGCGACCTCTCGTCTCTTACCAAGTCGCCGTCCAATTCACGTTTTTTGGCGACTTATCGGGTTCGTCTACGAGAGCCATGATCGGCTCATTATACATTTCCGCCAACTTCCCGATTAAATCTTCCTTGTTGGTAAGATTTGCAAAAATCTCGTCGATCACTTCCTGCTTTTCAAAGCGGTGGTGAGCGAGAAATGCACCTCTGAATAACTCGGGCAGGGTACTCATAGGCTTATCGGTGATCTGTGACGCGATAAATCCCTTTTTCTCCATTTCCGTTACTGTCTTACGAGTAAACTCAAGGGTATATTCCTTTTCGTTGTACTCAAACTTCAACTGTTTTGCCATTGTTCTGTCCTCCTTAAACTTTGGAAAAATGTTTTATAGGCAGGGGGCGTTCTCTCCTACAAGAACGCCCTCCGCCTTGTTACCGCTTACGCGCCTACCGTGATAGGTGTAGAGGGTGCGATAGTGATAGTCATATCAACGACCTCATTTACGCCACCGCCCACAGGGAATACGGATAACTGACCCTTGAACTCGAACTTACCGTCTGAACCGTCGGGAGTGAGTACTCCGCCGGACTCTGTTCCACCGAACCAAACTGCGAAATCCTTTTCAGTACCCTCCATACTCTTGAGATTAGTGAAGTCTGCCTTGGTGTAGTTCGCTGTGAACTCAAGAGCGTCAAGGCTCTGAATACCCGGAATGTAAGTCTGCATATTATCAGACAGGGTAGTTGTCTCGAGCATTTCCGGCGCACCACCGAGATCGGGGAAGTCCTTAATGTCGATCAACTTTGAGTAGGTATCGCCTGTACCTTTTACCATGAGAAAAATCTTGTAGGTTGAAATAGCCATAACTTTTTACCTCCTGTAAATTGTGTGATCTCTGCCTATGACGGCTCTGTACCGTCCAAGCATACGATAAATTGTTGCGTCATTTTGGTTTGGGACAGGTTCTAACATTCTGCGAGTGAAATTTAACTCTGCAAAAACGTCGTCTACGAGAGCGGCAATAGCCTTACACTCTGACTTTTTACCTGTCTTTTTGTTTGAGTAGACATTGACCTCGTATGTGACCGCCGCGTGATTTTCAACCATGCTCTCGGTCTGTGAATTACGATAAGTAGCATTGTCGATCTCCACGATTGAGACTGCCGGAAAAGTGGACGGAGCGGCAACGTACTCACCTGTAATAAAGGCTTTCGGAAAAACCTCTCTGACTTTCGCCTGTATAGCGTTAAAGATTTCACTCTCCGCGTCTATCATGTAAAGACCTCCTTTGCAATCTCGGCTATGTGGTCGGTAACTAACTTCATTGAGTTATACATAGGCATTGTCGCGGGTGTTCCGTGTGTTAAATGGAGTTCTCCGTCCTCGTCACGAAATCCCCATGTTGACTTTTTACCCATTCCTTTACCGTAGCCGCCTATCGTCATACCGAGTTCTGCACCCTTGGGGTGAGGAGAAGTGCCGGACGAACCGTTATGATATACACCCGCTCCAAACTCTACCCAAACTGCGTCTGTTCCGTTTGCGATTACCACAGTCAAGTCGCCCTCGTGTGAGTAGCCTACCGTGACCTCGGCGTATTTCTTACCTCCCTTGAGGAGATCATCAACTATCGCTCCCGTAAATCCGCTCTGCGCGTTTGTGGCGATCTCTGCCGCAAGCCTATCGCGCAATATTTCGGTCTTGCGTTGGATTTCTCGCTTATAATCTGCGAGTTCCTTTATCGCCCTATCAATTTCGCTTTCCGACAACCCAAATTTGATTACTGTCTTACCCACTTACCTTTACCTTGCTTATTGCATACGACACACTATTGAGACTCCGCGCTACCTTTTTCACGATATAATCGTGAGGGGTAGCAACCTCGCCGTCCGCATTGAGAGCAAGTGCGCCGTGTTCGTCAAGTTCCGGCTCTGTATCAACCCATAAGATTGAGTACTCGTCGATAGCAGGAGCGTTGTTATCCATAACAATCACCTTGTCGTAGGACTCGTCCTCTCCAAACTGCCGACTCATGGTCTCGCCCTTGGCGGCTGATATGTTGGCAAAACACTCGGTAGGGTTGCCGTGGGTTACTTCATGTTCGCCTGTAACATTTCCATACTCGTCGATAATGTCCGTTCTGCCCTCATAGAGAGCGTAGAAGAAACGAACTTTGTTCCGCTCCATACATTTCATTACTCGCCCTCCTCACTTGAGAATGTCCCACAATGAGGAACGATCGTGCGTAGCATTGAGGTAGGAATATCGGCTTTTTCATAGGTTCGGGAAATCCCGTTCTCCGTATGTGAAACCTCACCCTCTGCGCCACGCTTATTGAGCATATATGCCGCGATCTCAACCTGTAAGAAATCATACTTTGCAGGAACTTCCGTAATGTCGTCTCTGTACGGATATGCCTTGGCTATGATCTTACGTCCCGCAAGATTAAGATAAGCGGACAACACGTCGTCACTATCAGAGTCGCCGACCATAGCCTTTAGGTTTGTCAACTTTTCTGCGTCTGTCATGCCGCCCGCCTCCTTTCATTCTTACGCAACTGTGATCTCGTAGTAACCGAGAGACTTGGGATTTGACCCTGCGGCGGGTTCAACCTCAACGTAGCCGAGTCCGCTTGCCTCGTAGTAAGTCTTGCCGGAAGTAACAGTAGTATCGGTTGTAACTGCGGCTGTTGCTCCTGCAAGGAGTTTAACTGCCTTACGCTCGTCGGTGAGTGCGGCAACGTAATACTTACGAGAGAAAATAGTATTGAGACGGATATTAGCGTCGTCACTATTTCTCTGTGCCTGTTCGATCTCAACACCCTTTTTGTTGAAAAGGGTAACTGCACTCTTAACACCGACAATGATCGTTCCCTTAACTGCGTCCTTTTTGGTGTAAAGGTTTACTCCGGCAACTGTGCCGACATAACCTGTACGAGCAAAAGACTCAACGTACTTGAGTTCGTCCTTGAGTGCCTTACGGATAGCCGCAACGTCCGCAGGACAAACAAAAGCGAACGCCATAATGGTCTCGGGGTCATTGTCTGTACCCTCAATGTTCATCATGGAAACTGCGTCTGCGAAACCGTCGAAACCGAAAGCAGAAACAGGAACTACCATAGTAGCCTTGTTGAACTCACCGAAAATATCTCCATTTACGGTGTTGAACATATCAGTACCCATGTGACGAACACCTACAGGCACGAGCATAGGGTCGGTCATAGCCTGTTCGTCGTAGTACTGAAATCTGTTCTGTGCCATAGCGATACGGTACTCTTTCTGACCGTAAGAAACTTCAATGCTCTGTGTGTTTCCTGCACCCATAGCAAGTTTCTGTGTTGCGCTTGTAGCACGGTATCTGTTGATCTTCTTGAGCATACCTGCCTCGCCTACAAGATCATTGTCGATCAAGCAGAACTGCTGTAAGTCAAGGTGTGAATTGTACTGATCTTCAACCTCATTTGCGAGGAAGAAATTGTCATAAATTGTATGAGCCATTATTCATTACCTCCTGTATCATTTGTATAGAGTTCTTTGTACTCCTCGGGGTGTTCCTGTGAGAATTTCATTCTCTCCGCAGGAGACATTTCCCGTAACTGTTTGAGTGTCATTGTTTTGGAGTCTCCGTCGCCTGTAGGCTTGGGGGTCTCCTTGAGGACTTCTGCACGCACACGCTTTTCTACAGCGTCAAGGTGCTTTTTCTGATTTGCAAACACCTTATCGAGATTGCCGTCCGCCATAGCCTCGGCTGTTTCGTCTGCAAGTTTCTCCTCATAACCGAGACCGAGCAACTTTGCCTTGTTCTTTGAAACTGTGGACTCACGCAGGAGAGTGTCATACTTTTTCTGTAATTCCTCTCTCTGTTCCTGTTCCTCCTGTTTCTGCCTCTCGTCCTCCGACAACTTTTCCGATAACTCCTTTTTCTTTGCGGCGAGTTCGGAGGCGGTCTTATCAAACTGCTCCTTGCTTACATAGCCGGAATAATCGGGGTCGGGTACGTCGTAAGCCTCCAAAGCCTTGAGTTTCTCCTCTGCGGTCATATCCGCATAACCCTCAATCTGCGTTACGTCAATCTTTGCCATGTTAAAATCCTCCTTTGCGTTTTATGGGGTTTTCTCTAACCCATGTTTGCGTTATTTAAGTCGTTCTCTCGACTCTTGCGAGTTTTATAAGGCGATTTCTCTACCGCCGATATTAAAAAGGCTTGCGCCCTATATCCATGAGTATTTGAT